CATCTTATTTTGTAGTGTATGTGCATGAGCTGAATCTTGAAGAGGCGGGTAAGGAATACGCGATATTCACGATTTCACCCCGTCATCTGTTATAAGGAGGTGTAAATATGGGAAGCCCATTAACAGATAAGCAGTTTGTGAGACTGCTGGATGATAGGCTTAGTAAAGTCTATTACGATCAGTATAAGGCATTACCTCTTATACGAGATCAGTTTTATAACGTTAAAAGATCTAAAAAAGCATGGGAGGAGTTCTTCTCTGTAGGAGCCATTCCTGATCCCGAAGTATTCCAGGGAATAATCCAGTATCAAGGTGTTTCTCCTGGATACCATACCAAAATTGAGCCTTTAGAATATGCTGGAGGCATTACGATTCAGAGAAGACTTATAGACACAGACAGGTATGACCTTATTGAAGGAATGGATAAAAACCTTGCAAAAGCGGCAAACCGTAAAATGAACAAGATTGCACACGAACCTTTCTATCATTTCGATTCAACGACTTTCACATATACAACCTCCGAGGAAGGTGTGGCTCTTTGTTCAAACAGTCATACCACTAAAGCGCCAGGCGTTTCTACTGCTTCTGGTTTCGATAATCTCGCTACCTTAGCCTTTGATGCCATTAATCTTGAGGCTTTAAGAATTCAGTCGAAGGGATTTCGGGATGATATTGGTGAAAGGATAGAGACAAACTTTGATACCATTATCCACGGGACAAATCTTGCTGAAGCGGTCTGGGAAGTTCTTAATTCTCAGAACAAGGTAGATACGGCAAATAACAATGCCAATTTCCAGAGAGGACGCTGGAAGTCTGTCGAGCTTCCTATGCTGGATGATCACGATACCAATGATTGGATGATTGCTGATTCAGCGGCTATGAAAGAGTATTTGATCTGGCTTGAAGGAATTCCCCTCGAATTCAATTCTACGACTGAATTCGATACGATGATGAGAAAGTATGCCGATTATTTTGTGTGTGGCTGGGGATTCACTGGGTGGAAATGGATATTGGGCTCCAGTGTAAGTTAATTCCATTGTGAATTCAATACTTTGAGGCACAAAATAAAATGTTTGACATGATGATGCAAACTTGCCCTCGCCGGCAGACCGAGGGATTAAAACGCCTGCTGATTTTCCTTTCGTAAAAGAGGAGATGCATGTCCCTGGATGGTTAAGCGCTAGTTCGATTCTGGCGGGCATAAAAGGAGGTTAGAAATGGGACTTACAAATTTCCCCCACGGGATAACAAGTTTTGGTGTTCCTGTTTATGGAGTTGCAGGTGATGTAGTTGCGGGTAAGGTTTTTTGGGTTTGTTCTGTTGCTGCCAAATCATGGATTGCTGGAAACGATGTTCCAAGTGCAGGCACAAAAACTAAGCCTTTTGCAACGATTGACTATGCTATTGGCAAATGCACGGCAGGTAATGGAGACGTTATTTATGTTTTGCCAGGTCATACGGAAACGATTGCGGCTGCGGCAGGTATTGCAGCCGATGTGGCTGGAGTTTCTATTATAGGCATAGGTAATGGCGCTGAAAGACCTATCATTACCTGGTCTGCAACTGGTTCTACTCTTGAAGTTTCGGCGGCAAATGTACTGTTGAGAAATGTGCAATGCCAGAATGCTATCGATAGTTTAGTGTCAGGTATTTCGGTAACTGCGGCGGGTTTTAAGCTGCTTGGTTGTTCCTTTACGCAACCTACTTTAGCCAATGATGCTTTGATATGGCTTCTAACTACGGCGGCAGCGGACGATCTTCTTGTTCAGGGGAATGACTTCCGGCAGTCAAACGCAGGCCCGACAGAGTGTATTCGTCTTGTAGGGGCAGATCGGGAAAAAATGCTCGATAATTACATGATTGGCAGTTACTCGACGGCAGCAATCAATGGCATTACCACTGCAAGCTTGGAAAGCCTAATTGCAGGGAATACTATCTGCAACAGTGTCGTTGACAAACTTGTTATAGACCTTGTTATAAACTGTACTGGAAGGATCGAATACAACAGTGGGACGGTTGTTTCCACGGCGGCTATCACTGATGCAAATATCATTGATGCTGCAAGCTGTCAGCTTGCCGAGAATTACTTTTCCGATGCAGCTGGCGAGACTGGCAAGCTTATAGGAGCAGTTTCAGCATAAGAGTCATCTTCTCTCTCCTTTTTGCCCTCGCCGGCAGGCCGAGGGATTAAAACGCCTGCCAAATAATTGGAGGCCGGCATGGCTAATGCAGGATTTTATTTCATTGTCAAAGGTGAAGACGGAAGAGAACGTAGAGTATCTTATCGGGATTTTTATGGCCCAATGGATAAGGGTTCGGCAAAGCCTTCTTTCTGTTACCCTCAACATAAACAAGATATGATAGAAGATATTCAGAAGATGGAGAAGGTTTTAGAAAATGATTACATTGCTTCCGAACGTAAAATGGAAGCAAAAATAAGGCTTAGAGAAAGAAAAGAGCGTCTTAAAAGTATTAACGAACAGGAGAAAACGGCGAAAAAATTATTCAACGAACATAAAGATAAGTGGATGGGAAGAAGGGAAAAATTAGCTGAAGAAATCAGTAAGACCATGCCTTCGAGAGATGCAGTAAGAAAGAGAATTGTAAACCCTTTTAGTGTTTTGAAGAAGGAGAAATCGGGTCTCGAAGAGAAGAAACGAGAATACATTATTTTAAGCAGGTTAGCTGACGAAGAAAGTAATGTTTCATTCCTTCAGCGTGACAAAGATTCTGATTCATCTCCTTCGATATAAGGAAATTTGATGTCAACTGTGGCCACCTTATTAACGGCGATAGGCTATAGGTTAGGTGGTGGAATAACAATATCACCAACATCTGATCCCTCCCGTGCAATCTGTATCCAATGGCTAAATGAAACGGCTTTATGGATTGCTGGAATCTGCGCTGAAAATAGTTCGGATTTAGGGCGTATTATCGGCACAATCACTACCATCATTCCTTCTATCACAGCAGCAACTCAGGCCTGTCCTTGTGCGGTAACATCTGCAAGCCATGGTCTCGTAACTGGTGATGAAATATGTATAAAAAATGTGGTGGGAATGACAGAATTAAACGATACCGAATTCACCTTTACCAAGGTCGATGCTGATAGTGGAACATTAGGCATTGATTCTTCGGCTTATACTGCTTATGTTTCTGGTGGAACAATGTATAAACGGAAGTATAATGCTTTAGCCTCTGCTCTTTATGCGCCGGCCCAAGAAGGATGGATCGTAAAAGACTATTCGAGGGATAAAATAAATTTAACAACCGAGAAGATTTTGGTTGATTATAGCCCGATAGAGACAACAAAGCCATCGAAATTTTACGTTGATGGCTCAAATAATATCTGTTTTCCTTCATATCCCGATGATGCTTACACGATTAAAATACCTTATTGGCAACTTCCAACGGCATTAACTGATCCTGAAAATACGGTGCCATTTTTAGGTATAATGGATAATGTCTTTATTGAGGCAGCTACATGGAGAGCACAAAATAGGGATGAATATGACATAACGATGGAATTAAAATGGATGGTATTTTTGAATGAAAGAGCACAACGAGCCATAGCCATGAGAAAGAAAACTCAAGTAGGGGTGGGTTTGTGATGGCAAAATTCTCTACCAAACATGAAAACCGAGAAAAAACTTTTTCTATCAGGACTTTTTCGGAAGGCCTTAATCAGGATATATCGCCTCTGTTTTTATCAATTACGGCTCTTACAGAGTGTATGAACATGAGATATATTGCCTCAAAAACGATAGAAGGGGCCCCAATTGTTGCGTTAAAAATTAGACAGGGAACGGAAAAAATAAGTAATTCCGCATTGCCTTCTGCGGCTGATGTTGAAGCCTGTACGTATTTTATAGCGGGTTCGCAATATATTCTTGCTACGCCTTCTAAGCTTTATTATCTCGATTCTAATTACGATCCTGTAGAAATAGGGGACATTGCCGGCATTCCAACTTTTACGGAGTTTCATGGTAAACTAATTATTCATGACGGCGGCATTACAAAGGCATGGAATGGAACAGTATTTGAAATTCTTAACAATCTCATAACTGATGAGATTATTGGTACAGGCGATAATGCAATAACTGAATTTTCGGGGGCACTCAATTTTTATTCGGTTGAACCTTCCTCGATGATAATAACCTTTACTGATGCTACAGCAAAACAAATTACTGATGATGGAAATGGGAGACTTACGGGTGAAATATCGTCTGATGTCGTAAAAACCATTACAAATGCATCAAATGGAGATCCTTGCGTCATTACCAGCAGCGCACATGGGTTTGCCACAGGGGACATAATCAACATTCAATCCGTTGTCGGAATGACGGAAATTAACAATTTGTCATTCGTTGTTACGGTTATAGATCCGGATACTTTCTCGCTTGACGGCATAAGTTCCATTCCATACAATTCTTATACTTCCGGCGGGACAGCCTCTTCAAATGCCATTCA